ACAAGTTATGGAGGAAATACAAAATGGGCGGACCGAATTATCCGATTATGAACAACCAGAACTCCCAGAAGTTCCTTGCTGAAGAGTTATTGACTCTTAGAATTCAGTTAGAACACGCTGTTGGACAATTAGAATATGTTATTGCCAACATGGAAGCAGACCTAATTGAATGCGACTGTGAGGATGGCTGCTGTAAATAATGAATTATATGAATGACGCTGGATATGAAGTTCCAGAAAATCACATCCTTGTAGTTCCACATTCTTTAGAAATTGAAGAGCATGGTTATTACAAGGAAGTCATTCTGCCATTAGCAGGAGAACCAAAAAGAGATTGGTTCAATGAACATTTTTATTACTGCCTGCCAATTAACATAGGAAATCAGTATGGCTTTGTGATTAAGTCATTGATAGACTTTGATGCAGTTTGGCCAGGTGCAGAGCGTGATCCAATTATCACAATTATTGACGGAAGCAATGAGCATAAGCAAACTGTCAAAGGTGGATTTGGAAGCGGTATTATTACAATTCAAAATAGATTTGCTCTAAAGACTCCTCCAGGAGTTAATCTTATGACAATACAGCCACCAAACATGTTCGTTCCTACATGCGTTGCCATGACTGGTGTTATTGAAACAGATCAAATTAGACGAGACTTTACTTTTAATTTAAAAATGACTTTACCAGGCCATATTGTTAAAGTTCGTAAAGGTGATCCACTTGGAGCATTTATTCCTGTGCCTCGCAACTTTGTGGAGAAGTTTAAAGTTGTTCCAGCAGTAGATGTATTTCCTGCTGAGATAGTTCAGAATGATGTTCAAGAGTCTGCTGTGCTAAGTCATGAGAGACAGACGGTAGACTTAGAAAAGCCTCATCAATCTGGCAGAAGATACTTTAGTGGAACTCATACAGATGGTACTAAATATCCTGATCATCAGAAAAGAGTCATAGGACCTAAATGATGGATATTCGGGGCTGGTTTAAAAATCAACTTAATCTTATTGAGATAGAAGTATACTCTTACTGCAACAGGAAATGTTGGTTCTGCCCTAATTCTCATATCAATAGAAAATCTACGAATACTTTAATGCCAGAAGAAATGTATCTATCAATCATAGATCAATTGGCTGAAATAGATTATGACAAAGAAATTACTTATAGTAGATACAATGAGCCACTTGCCTACAAAGAAATAATCTTAAAGCGTATATCTCAAGCAAGAGAAAGACTTCCTAAAGCCAAGTTAAGAACTAACACTAATGGCGATTATGTTACTTTAGATTATATTTATGAATTGCGTGATGCAGGGCTAAATGAGTTATTTATTCAACAGTACCTTGCGAACAACGAACTATATGATCATGCCAAAATGAAAAAGCGTATGCAACAAAAGATAAAGATGCTTGGCGTTGATTATGAAGTTATTTCTAACATAGAGAACAATAGAATTGAGTATGACCTAATCATAGATGGCATAGTAGTACATTTAAGGGCAAGAAATTTTGCTATAGAAGGAACTGCCAGGACTGAAAAAGTTGCGGGATTTAATGAGGAATATGTAAGAACAAAAGCATGTGTACAACCATTTAAGAATATGTACATAGACTATAATGGCTCTGTGATGGTATGTTGCAATACAAGATCAGATGTTCCAGAACACAAGAATGGCATTATGGCTCATGTAAATGATGCTCCATTGTGGGAAATCTATAGAAACGAAAAGTATAAGCCATGGAGAGATCATCTTGAAAATGATGGTCCTAAGTCTGGAATTTGTAAAGGATGCAAGATAGATTTGAAGGTAGGTGAGTTTTGATGGTGTTTCCAATGGTGGCTGCTGGAGAAGAATATCCTAACTATAGTTCATTCTCATATATAAAAACATCAGGCTCTCCGATATATGTATTTAAAGATTTTTATTTTGGGGAAGGCGAAGAGATTGATCTAAAAGGCAAGTGGTTCTTAATGCCAAAAGGATATCACTATCATCACTTTATTAAAGAAATGCTTGCACCATTCTTGTATTACAAAAACAACATAGATAATTCAATAAAGGTTCTATGGATAGAACAAGATATCCCATCTCCAACAGGACAAAATATGGGATTGGTTAATGATGAGGTTAAGAAGTTATTGTCTGATTTTGGGATAAGGATATTCAATATAGAAGATTTAGATAAAAATAAAATAAATGTAGAAGAATTAATTACATTTGGAGTAGGCCCAAGATTCTTAAGGATCAATAATTTCATTAAGTATTATTCTTTTCCAAACACTGGTTATTACCATTTCCCAGAAGGCAATGCAGAATTAAGAAAGTTCTTTACTCCTTACATGATTGAAGATCCACTAAAGCCAAAGAAAATTTTTATTACAAGAAGAGACGCCAACACTGCTTTAGAGATAAATAAGAGAGAAGAAGACTTTGCAAATAGGTATGAAACTGAAGGCTTTATTAAAGCGCTTGAGGATTACTTTTTAGAAAATGACTATGCGGTTCTATCTTTATCTGGAATGTCAATATTTGAACAGATTTCATACTTTTATAACGCTGAAAAAATTGCGGGAAGTCCAGGAAGTAACATATGCAATGTTATCTATGCAAAGCCAGACATACAATTAATACAGGTAATGCATTTCAAGACCTACGCATACCCATGGGAAAAAGAGTTTAATAGTGTAGTTTCTCCACAGTATAAATATGCTGATGTAGTTGGATGCATAGGGTACAATGACACTATGGATAGATTAAAGGAGTTAGGAATAAATTGAGATTTCATGTTATAGCATTGCCTCATACACGAGTAACTAAAGAGTTCAGTAGTTGCGCTTATACGGAAAAGACTCTTGAATTTTGTAACATGATGACTTCCCTTCATCATGAGGTATATTTGTATGGCTCTGGTCCAAGTACTGATGCAAATGTAACAGAATATATTCAATGCTTACCAGAACAAGACAGGTTAGATGCTGTAGGAGACAGGCACTACACATCTGCTTCATTTGACAATACCCTTCCACATTGGCAGATATTTAATCGTAATGCAATTATTGAAATAGGCAAAAGAATTGAACAAAAAGATTTTATTTGTATTATTGGCGGAACTGCTCAAAAGCCAATAGCAGATGCATTCTCTTCTCATATGGCTGTAGAGTACGGTATAGGTTATTCAGGAGTATTTGCTAAATATAAAGTATTTGAATCTAATACATGGAGAGCAGCAGTATCAGCCCAATTTAGAAATGCAGCAAACATTGATATTAATTTTTTTGACACTGTAATTAATGGATATTACAATGTTGAGAACTTCCCACCAGATTTTAATGTAGATCCAAACTTCCAAGATTATTACCTTTACATGGGTCGCATGACTCAGCGCAAGGGTGTGGACATAGCCAGTCAAGCCTGTGAACGAGCAGGAGTCAAATTAATAATGGCTGGATCAGGTGATTACATACCTAAATATGGCCAGTACATAGGTGAGGTTAAGGCAGAAGACAGAGCAAGATTATTTGCAGGAGCAATTGCCACCTTCGTTCCTACCATCTATCAGGAACCCTTTGCAAATGTCCATATTCAGTCTATGGCCGTTGGAACGCCTGTCATAACAACGGATATGGGTATCTTCACAGAAACCGTCCAGAACGGCTTTAATGGCTTTAGATGCCATATTCTGAGGGACTTCGTAAAAGCGGCGGAAGATGTAAGAAGCCTTAATCCTAAAGCAATAGCCTTAGATACATATAATAAATACTCAACAGATGTAATTAAATATAAATATGATGCATATTTCCAGAGACTATTAACCTTGTGGGAAGATGGATTTTATCAATTATAACGATTTGATAACATTTGTATAAAATGGGTCCTTTTTTTGACAATATACAAACTCTAATGGTATACTTATAGTATGCAGTTGAAAGACTGTAAAAATGAGAGTACTAAAAGGAGTAATAAATGAATAATCCAAATGCGATTATATGTGTATTCTGCGAAGGAATAGTAGCAGATAAGATGGACTACACAAAGACTATGTTCTGTGTAGATTGTAATGAATATAAAGGCCTCACCACAGTTAAGGAATTTCTGGAGGTGTATGCATAATGAAGACCTGTTCAGAATGTAAACAAGAAAAAGCATTATCAGAATTCTATAGCACCAAGACTTTTAAGCGATATAAATTTGGTGTTGATTACAAATGTAAAAATTGTAGAAATGGCTACACTTTAAGAACAGTCAGAAATCCTGGTAAATTCACCTGTACTGTACAAGAATGTAATAATAGACACTATGCAAAAGGCGTATGCAGATTGCATTATGATCGTCTCGCAAGAACTGGAACCTTATATGCATTAAAAGATATAGTTCCTTTAGATGCTGAAAAGCAATTTTACAAAATTATTGACGGCAAGGTTTATAAAGGTAATATCTATTCTCTTGAGAGAAGACTAAAGAATAAATATAAAATGACAGTAGAGCAATGGAATACTCTTGCTGAAAATGGCTGTAATGTTTGTGGTGCTGAGGTTGGCTCTGCAACAGAGCGTAATCTTCATGTAGACCATGATCATGCCTGCTGCCCAGGACAAATGTCTTGTGGTAAATGCATAAGAGGCGTTGTTTGTAATAAATGCAATACAGCAATTGGGCGGTACGAAAAGGGTACTCTAAGAAATGACTATCCAAATAGGGATAAGATCATTCAATACTTAGATAACTATAATACTAATCGTAATAAACTTGAGAACATCAAAAAGTTCCATGACATTATCGTAGACCCTCAAGGAAAGTATAAGGAGTGGTAATGAGATGGATAAAAGAGTTTGCATCAAGTGTGGTATTGAATATCCGCTTCAGAAAAAATACTTTGCTCTTGCTCATGGCTCAACTACAAGGTACCTTACCAAGTGCAGAGAATGTGTCAGAGAGTATCAAGAAGAATACAGAATCAGAAAACAAGAAGAGCAATTAGGGGTAACGATGTATGAAATCAAAGAAGTACCAGAAGAAGTAAGAAAGCGTAAGATAGTTCAGGCTATTAACTACATTCATCTACAAGCGTTTGGAGAACAACTAATGGAAGATATATATTGGTGCAAGGTTGATGATTGTGTTCAGATAACAGAAAACATTTGTGGTTCATGTAACAAACCCATGGAAAAGATTGGCTTTATAGATTACAACGAGGATGACAAATGATGGAATATGTCTGGATATTCTTAGCAGCACTGACTGCATATGTTAGTGGCAGAAATGTAATTGCATGGACAATAGGTGCATATTTCTTTGGATGGGTAGCATTTGCAATAGTTGCATTCTTACCAAAGAAGTTATATGTAGTAGAAAATAGAAGTGCAAAGATAAGTGAATGGGCAGAGAGCAGGGTAGCCAAACAAGAGATGGGTGACTACAATACTGTAGAAGATCTGTTCAAGCAATTAGAAACTAATAGGGGTTAGATAAATGGAATGTCAGTTATGTCAACACAACGCAAAGCATGAACAGTATCTTTGTAGACGCTGTGAATCTATACTGAAGGATCAACTGACTGATATTCCTACCCTACAACAAGAAGCAAAAGGATTCCTGGTTCCAAGTAGAACAGGATCAGGATCTCGTAACTCAGAAAGATCATTAGGCTTTAATGTATCAGCAATGGACTACTCAACAGCAGTAGAGACATTACCACTGCTACATAAATATGAGGCCTGGATCAGAAGAGCAAGAAATCTCACACCACCAGCCCTGTTGGAGAAACAGCCAAGCGTAGAGGCAGAAGTTGCTGCAACAACTCAGTTCCATCTAACACATATGGACTGGACTCTTCAGCAGGATTGGGTTGGAGATTTTGCGAGGGATGTAAAAGTAATCCACTCTAAAGGATTATCAGTAACAAAAGCCTTTATAGAAACAACCAGAAGAATACCTTGCCCTACAGAAGAATGTAAGAATAAGGTAGCAATAGACATTGAGAATATCTTGGCTGATGTATTTTGCCTGAAATGTAAGGGTTCTTGGACACTGTATCAGGTTCTGTTATTGGCTATGAATAATCCTAATAAGAGGTTCTGGTTAGATATTGAGGCTATCTGTCTATGGCTAAATGTCACAAAGAGGGAAGTGCTAAAGGTTGTAGAGAACCATGACATACCCAAAAGGAATGGGCTTTATGACCTTTCTGCTATTGTAAAAGTAAGGAATGAAGTTGCGAGTTTTTAGCGTTTCTGCTATAATAAGAGGGCCTGTACTTCGTGCACCCAAAATCAGGGCGGAATCTAAAGAGTACCAATCAATCCTAATAGAGGAACCAATCCATGTATAATATGCATTTAACTATAGGTCCAGTCCAAGTACATTTAGAGACAGATGAAAGATTATCCTTTGATGCCATAGAAACATTATTGAACAGAGGAACACTAACAGCACTTACATTATTTAATGGACATATGGGTGCCATTGTTAAGTACGAGAACTACGATGAAGAACATGAATGTGAAGAATGCAATAATATCAGTGGCGTAGAAAATATAGAAAATAATACTGACTTAGATTAATAATAATAATATGAAAAGGTTTAACTCTCCCTGCCTCTACTGTGGAGTAATATCAAGAGGATCAATTTGTAAAGATTGTTTATATCACATCCAGGCGAGGGATCCAAAGAGAAAAGAAAGAAATAAACAATACGACCATGAATGGAATAAAATATCAAGATTAGCAAGACAACTACAGCCATGGTGTTCAAGATGTGGAAGTAAAAATGATCTTACGGCGGACCATATATTAAGTTTGGCTAATGGTGGATCCAACATACTTGAAAATGTAATGGTTTTGTGCAGAAAATGTAATTCATCTAAGAAATAATATATAAATAATTAATTAAAATATAAGAAAACACCTGCCACCCTGCCTGGCATTTCTGGGTATGGGTATTTTTCTGTGCGTAAAAAATAGCGTAAAACCCTGGCTGCCCCTTTCTGTATTTCTCTGCGAAATTACAGAAATGATATAATTAGGATTAATTACGCAAATCGGACATTGGAGACAAATGACAGCAGGAAGGCCACCAAAGCCAAATGAATTAAAAAGATTGTTAGGAAATCCAGGGCAAAGACCATTGCCAGATTTAAATAACATTACGCATTTACCCATGGTAAAAGAAATTCCACCTTATCCTGAGCAATTAGGCGAGGTAGGTAAAAAACTTTGGGATAGAGCATGGGCTATGGCTGTTACTTGGCTATCGCCAGTTTCTGATATTGAAGCAATTTCCAATGCATCATTCTTGGCGGATGCTTCAGAAGCAGCACGAAATAAATATATGGCTACTCTGGACAATGCAGATGCCAAAGCGTATGTTGCGATTAATAAAGCCTACACTGATGCGTTAGCATCTCTTGGCTTTGATCCTCTCTCAAGAAGTCGCTTGGGAGTTGCAGAGGTCAGAGCAGCAACATCTATTGACTTACTTTTGGAAAGAAGGCAGAATCGTGCCAAGGCTATGGAGCCTGAAACGATAATCGTAGAAACAGGGGATGAACAAATAAATGAAACAAATAGCAATTAACGATATTGGCACAGCAGAGGACTTTCTGGCTGCCATTGACGCATCAATGAAGATGTTTGGACATGGACAACCAGTGTCTGGAACAATAGTCCAAATTGATCGTGATGGCGTCTTAGTTGATATTGGTGATAAGAGCGAAGGCTTTGTCCCAAAGAGTGAAATTACCAATAAGAAGAATATTGATATTCACGAGGTAGTACAAATTGGGCAGGAAGTAGAAGCAACCATTATTGGTAGAAATCAAGATCAAGACCAATATATCTTATCGCTAAAACAGAATGAAGTTAACGCTATTTGGAATGATATCCAGAATAAGTTTGAATTGTCTATACCTGTTACAGGTAAGGTAGTTAAAATTGTTAAAGGCGGATTAATTGTTGATATTGGCCTAAAGGCCTTTTTGCCTGGTTCTCTAATTGATGTAAATAGGGTAAC